TAGTGACAGTCAGGTTAGACGCATTGGTATAACCCGTGCCACCAGCAGTCACTAAGACTGAGACTGTTCCTGTTGCAAAAGTAGTAATTCCTGCTACTGCATTAGCACCAGAACCACCACCACCATTGAATGTGACCGTTGGAGAGCTTGTATAACCTGTTCCCGCCTCTGTAATCGTAATAGAGGACACCACATTAGCCGTGACGGTTGCCACAGCCGTAGCCTGAACACCATTAGCCGAGTTGGGGGCTGAGATGATGACTGCTGGTGCGGAAGTAAAGCCCGTGCCACCTTGGACAATGCCAATCTGTCCAACAGAGCCAATAAAAATTAGGTTCGTGCCATCCCAAGTGAAATAACCCTTTGCAGGGTCACCAATCAAGATACGGTCATTCTTCCATTGGGAGATGTTGACTCCAGAACCGCTAAAAGTTCCAGCAGCGCCAATTGTTCCCTTGGCATTTGTGTCCAAGCGCACATACTCAGCCGAGCCATCCGCTTCAAACGCAACCAAGTAATCTGTCAAACCAATGTTGGCTGAACAATAAAAAGTGACTGTATTGGAGAAAGTGACGCTACCAACATTAGAGTAGGTAGGCGTAATCTTGAGGTTGCCATAGCCAATAGGCATAGCGTTCTCAAGCCAATAGAACTCATCGTCTCCAATAGCCGTTCTGTTCGCCTTGGTGTTTACACCCTTGAACTGTTTGACAACCTCGTAGGATTTTTTTTGCTCTGCGGCTGCCATATCTTAAAACGGTGTGGAGTACGGGGTTGGTATCCTTCTTGTAAACACAGATACCAATACCGATTGAGTTTTTTGCTTGTACTGCTGCAAATAAATTTCAGCTTCACCAAACGATTGCTCGTAGTATTTGGCAAGGTGAGCCGCATAGAACTGAACAACAGTATCGTATGGGTCATTGATAGTATCTGTATCGGTCAAATTGACCATAGCAGTTGGCAGAATAACCGTGTCCAAGTCAATTACATAGGCTTGGTCTGGTACTGGTCCGACATAAATTTGAGATTGACCATAAATGCTAAAGCAAATAGGTCGCTGAACATTGTTCTGCCAATAACGCAATTGAGCATTAAAGTCAGTCCAAGGTAAATACCGTAATGGGATTCTTGAGTTTCCCCAATACAAATTGATATTCAAAACATCAAGCGTCAACAACCCTGAAGGCAAAGCAGCGTAGTTAATGACCTCACATGGTCCTGCATACTGCAATGTAGCCGTGCCATCTGTAAAAGTTGTTGTCGGTGGATAGACGTAGTTTGCTGATGGATAGGGAGGCGAGGTCGAGCCAAGCACACCACCAGTTACAACTTTGTAAATATAGATGTTAGAGAAGACGTAGCTTCCAGTTGCTACGCTCAATCCAGCAGACCAGATGACTGGGTTGCTTCCACCCGCTACGGGAGGTGCTGGAGTTTGAGAGACTTGAACAGTTCTCAGACACCCTGTGTCGCGCACGACACGCTCACGCGCACTATTGATGTAGCCTATTAGCTGGTCATTAGTGTAGAAGTTAGCTTGCGCGTCATGCAGCAAATATCTAACTTGCGTGAGATAGCCTTGGAGTGTCTGAGCCATGCGTTATCCATCGTGTTCAGAGTTGACTTTTCCCCCTACCTTCTTAGAAGGCAGAGGTACTCTTTCAACCACCGGGGATAACAAGTGGTTTTTCACAGGCGGTTTGTCAGAGATTTCAAATTTAGACAAGATTTTCAAACCTTCAGGAATGTCATTTCTTGTTTGAATTAGCGACAACCTCGCCATGTAATTTTCTTTATTTGGGTCACCATGACCAAATATGTGACAAACGGCATCTTCTGGAGCTTCCACCGTTTCCCCCACAGGGAAGGTATACGGCTTGAACTCGTAGTTGAATGTTATGGGTTTTTCCCACTTGTTTGTCACATATAGGGTTTGCATGGATTAGAAGCTCACGACATCGCCATATACGCAAATGTCAACAGTATTGCCATTGTTAGCAATAGCATTGACGTTCACAAATAGGCATTGAGTTACGTTACCGGGAACTACGTTACTTGTGAAGGGTGCTGCTGCGTTAATGTCAACATAACGACCAACCGTGCTAAGTGCTATCAGTACGGTGTTTGCCGTAACTAAGTTTGCACCATCACTTGTGGTTGAAATGCTGACGTTAGCATTAGACACATTACCAGAGGAATTTTGAAACGTAACTCTACGAACAATAATTCCTCCAGAATTGGCTACCCCTCCACCGTTGGTCAAACCGCCACCAAGAATAGGAATGGTAACAACTCCGTTACCAGCCGTGTTCAAAGTAGTAGCTCTTACAACGCCAATACGACCATTACTAAAACTATCTAAGTTTAGTTGACCGACTGCATCTGGATTAGCCATTTCTACTCCTTAACTTGCGTAAGTGCTACCGACTGCTTGACCACCATTGGTAGCCAACAGAGTTACGGTATCAGCAGCAGCAGTTGACTTGGCATATACGTTCACACCATCAGAGATGATAACGCCACCAACGTTTGCAGCCATAACAGTTGCATTAGAAGAGCCGTTATAAGCAATCACAGAAGTGTTTGCTTGTGGGAACATGATATACACGCCAGCAGGAATAACAGTACCGTTGCCGGTGCTAGTAGACGTGATGGTTGTGGTTAAGAAATACGCACCAGCCGTATTGGTTTGTGCGCTTGCTAAGATGATTTTATTTGTGCTTAATGACATGGTTTATTGCTCCTTATAGTGACAAAGAGTTGTAACCAGACACTACCGCCATAGACTTCGGCTTGGTCGAAACCATCTCCGCAATCATCAGAACAGCACCGACATAACCAATTTGCCAGTTCGGGAGTGTGGACTCAAATCCTGTAAACACGAACGAACCTTGCTCATGGACATAGAGCGAGAGATAGTTAGTGTTCAGGAAGTACACAGTACCTTCTGGACAGTATGGGTCTGGATAGATTGGAACACCAGCAACCATCAAAGCGCGGAAAGCAGCTTGAGGACCGTTAGCATCACCATCAAAACCGTGACCGGGTGTGATTACATATTGTTCTTGACCGACAAAGTCTTGAGCCAACAGCGTCCAAGTACCGAATCCGCAAACACCGAAAGAAGGTACTTCAGCACCGTTCTTCACAGTACCAGAGATGTACTGCAAGATGTTTTGACGAGTTGGGTTGACGTTACCGGCTGAGTAAGCCTTTGACTGCCACCAAGTGTATGCAGAACGGCTGATGTTGCCATAAGTGCCAGAGGCAGAAACGGCAGCAGGGAGTCCTGTGAATTGTTGCGTGTTAGTGCTGTTGGTGTACAAGGCAGTAGCCATTGCATCCATCATCACGTTTGTCGCATCGTTCATACGGGCTTCAATCAATGGAATGATTGCAGCGTCTTGCTGAACTGCACCTTCCATACCGAGGAACGGCACGGGGGCAATCATCAGCTTCAGGTCAAATTCAGCATTGAAAGCACCTTGCTGGACTGAAGGCTGGTTGAATGAACCAGAATAGTCAGACCATTGAGCGTTGACAAACTGAGCGCCCTGAACGGGAACGGTTACAGATGAAACACCACCAGAAGCAGTTTGACTGTTAGCAATCAAAGCCGCCATCAAGGGCGTAGAGTTATAAAGTTGGACGACCAGCTTGGGGATAAACGCACGTCTTGTGACGTATGTCAACTCGGTGTATTGAGTTGAACCCGTTGCTGGAACGATACCGCCACCTATAGGCATAGTTATCTCCTAGAAAAAAATCCCCTGTTTACAAACCAATGGGTCGTGGATTTCTCCGCAACTCATTGAGCGCTTTTGAGGCTTCATCCCGTGCTGCCATTACTGGGTTCTTGTAGTATTTACCTAAGTCAAACTTAGCAACTGCACTTGGGTTGTAGCCAGTCGGTGTGGGTACAGCAGACTGTTTCATCCAGTCCCAGTATTCCGCAGCCGATTCGTGATTCGTAATGCCCTTATCAAGCATTATTTTCTCGACTTGTTCAATTTCGCTTTCGTCTTGAATCAAGCCTTTTTTAATCAAATTCATTCTGCGTTTGTTCAAGTCCTCAACAGCCTCTTTCTCGCGAATCTTGGCTTCTAAGTCTTCAACACGTCTATTAGCCGCAGACACGGCAGTATGTGTGTGGTCTTCAATATCCAACTCAGGAATTACTAAACCGGGCTTGACTTTACGGGTCAAACGCAGAATTTCTTTCCGAGTCTCAGGATTGTCTGACAACTCACTCATAAGCAACGCCATTTGGTCGCGTTGCTCAAAACTCATGTCTTCTAAACTCATAGTTATCCCCTAACGAAATTAAATTACTTTTTTACCGTCACCGGGCTTTTGAACTTGCATCTTGTTCTTAGGTCCAGTAGCGTTTGCACCGTCCAAGCCACCCAATTGAGAGAAGCGAGGAGTGTTGGTTACAACACCATTTTGTTGGTTGTTGTCTGTAGGTCTGCGTGGGTTGTTAGCACCACGGGGTTTGAACAAATCCATGATTTTTCCTTACATTGGAGTTGGTTGAGGAGAAGCACCGCCTCCACTAGCACCCGGCATTGACATGGGGCTAGGGGCTGCGCCCGGCATTGGCGGTAGGTTTGGAACAGCCGGGGCTTGAGACATTGCACGACCTTCTGGCGTTGCACCACCAGCTTGAGGCAAGTTTTGTAGCATCTGAATAATCTCAGACTGCTGTAATTCACCAGTTTTTTGTTTCTTCGGTCCTAACAGTCCTGTGAGACTGCGAATAGCGGCTAACGCTTTTTGACCTTCTTCAGATTCGCTACCGAGGCTTGGCAAGGCTTGTTCAATCAAATCCATTGCCATGCTGATGTTGACCATTGCGCCTTCTTTGTTTCCCATCTTGGGTTCAGGCGTAGACATTGGGGAGGACATCGGAGGTGTTGACGCATCCGACATTGATGCTTCTGGAGTTGTTGGAGGGGTAGTTGTCCCTGCTCCACCTTGCTGTGAGCGAATCAAATCCATCATCTTTGCATCGGTTGCCATAAACATCCTCTATCTGTTCAACAGTCGCGATTAAATCAGACTATTGTAGTTTGTCAAGTAGGGGGCAAGTTTTGATTCCAGCCCCCAAAAGGAATTTG